TGCTTGCCATTTGTGGTGGCGGCGGCGAGAGCGGCCATTACCAGCGAGGCGGAAGTGCGTTCTTGTTTTAAGAGAACTTCTTGGGCCATGCGGGTGAAGGTTTTCGCTACAACGTCCATACGATGTTTGGCGGCGTACTTACGATCAAACGACAGAGCGCTGTCGAGGCTGTAAGTAGCAACTTTCAATTCGGATGTGGTTGGGAGAACTTGATTGGTTGGAAGACCACCAGCGACTGACTGAGAATATACTGTGATATAGTCTTCGTCATTGATATCGAAGTAGAGGTCGAGCGGGATGCTGGGATTGTCATCGGCGTTGAATGGCAGGGTTGTGAACAAGTTGCTCAGTGTAGGAGCGTTGTTGATAACTTCTGCAAGTACAGGTCCGATGAAGGAGGCGAGAGCAACTTGCGCGTCATAAGCGACGGTGCGGTTGCGGCTAGCCATAGCTTTGATAAGCTCAATCTGTTCTGGTGTGCGCTTTAATGTGATTTTCATTATAAATTTTTTCCTTTTATATTTTATTGTTCAATTACATACGCAGACCGACGACGGCGAAATTGCCATTGAATTGATCAGCAACGCCGTTAAGAGTTGTGCGTGAGCCTGTTCCGAGAACAAGGCCGAGTTTGCCAGCGTCACTGTGAGCGCAGCCTGTAACTTTACCACCATTGGCGGAAAGTTTGAAGCCAGAGCCAACTGTGAGAGTACCGTCGACGGCGTTAGCGCCGAGCGAGAAGATACCGCGAGTAGCAACTGGAACAGCTTGACCAGGGAGAACAGCCATCAGCTCTTCCGCTTTTTGGCGGTAGTAGAGAAGCTTTTCGCCGTTTTCATCTGTTTTAGCAGTCTGACGGAGGGTGAGTCCGAGGCAGTTTGTGAGATCGCCAGAGGCGGCTGGGGTAACCTTGAGGTTAACCTTTGGGTATTGGGCAGCGCCGATGTGTGGGTAATCGGTTTTGCCGAGGTATGAGTCAGTAGCGTATGAAACTGGGTCTAGGTCAAAGTTACCTGCGGAAACTTTAACGAAAACACCTGCGTCACCGCTGCCAACGCCTGTTGTGCTCTCGTTAACGGCAGCGTCAACAAGGGCGTACATATTAACCACGTCAAACTCGTTGAGTTGACGGAATGGTAAGAGACGAATAGCCATATTGTTTTCCTTATTATATATTTACTTGATTGTTATTATTTAGAATAGCTTACGCTAATGTTTTCACGCGAAAAAGCTTGTGCAAACTTATCGCGGAAGTTGATTTCGACAGATGTTTGACTATCTGGCGCGGTGTTTGTGGCAACAGCGCTTTCAAGGGCGGCTGCGATGTCAGCTTTCTTGTCTTCTACCTTTGTTTCAACAGCGGTAGTGACAGAAGCTTTGCTGACTTCTTTAAGACGAGCTTCAACTTGTTCAGAAATCTTCTTTTCGATTTCAGCGGCTTGCGCCTTGATGAAGTCCTTGTTCTTGTGTTTCCATACAACACCAAATTTTTCTTTGTAAGAAGCGAAAGCTTCTTCGACGGCTTCAAGAGCTTGAACTTCGTTGATGATAACCTTGCGGTCTTCGTCAGAGAGTTCGTAAGCAGCGTCAAGTTCGCTAACGCGAGCATTGAGGCGAGCAACGGCTTCTTCTTGGGCTTTTTGTTCTTTGATTTTATTTAATTCTTCTTGAGTAGCGGCCAAAGAAGCTTTCATTTGTTCTACAGAAGCGACGGTTTCGTCATAAAGCTTCTGAGCTTGTTCTTTAGCGGTTTTCTCAGCAGCGAGTGACTCGCGGTATTCTGTGTCTTTTTGTTTGATAGCTTCTGTGAATTGGCTGGTCATTGAAGCGACAGCTTCTTCACCGAACTTTTTCTCAAGAAGAGCACTCTTGAGTTCTACGATAAGTTTTTCTAAGTCCATATGGTTTATATTTTTTACATTTTTTATCTCTGAAATGGAATTTGATTTTTTATTCGCCAAAAATGCCATCACTTCATGACGATAATCTTTTGACGCATCTTGCATCTCTAAATCTTGTTGTTCTTCGTCTTCGCTTTCGTCTTCTGAATCGCGCAAAGAGACTGACACGTTAGAATCAAATGCCACTACGCCATTAACTTGCGCAGCTGGATTTGTTGTGAATCCTCCTCCTAGCGGATAGATTTCTCCAACAATAACTCTATTGATAATTGCGCCGTCTGGTAATCTTCCATTACCGTCTCTGCATTTTAAATATTTTGAATATTCTGCAACAGTTTCTGGATCAGTAATGATATCTGCTTCTTTTAAATTTTCACTTCCAACAGCCAAATAATAATTACTAAAACCAATCTCCCAACTTGCAGAAATTGAGTTTTTGAATGAATCGGCAGGATCAGAATTGCGAATCATCAAAGAAGTAAATGATGAATCAACGGTCTTATAGATAACACCAGCAACAGATAAATAAAATGGATCTAGTGTTTTGCTAGCTTCTTCTTCGCTCATTGGCGAATTGTCGCTTAGTTTATTGAAACCGTAATTGGTAATATGACCAATAACTCTTTTCTTATTGTGCTCGATATTTAGATACTTGTTAACAAATCTTTTTGCAATCTTTGCGGCAGTTGCTCCAGAAATACCGTCGCCATTATGGTTAACCATATTTGGGACAGCTAAGTTAAAAGATACGCCTAATAAATCAGGATTATCTTCAAAATTAATATTTGGAGACAGCTTTTTTAGCTCGTCAAGTGAGGCTTTTGAAATTTGAAAATCTTTGCTGCCCACTTTGTGACAAGCGACAGAAATGTTATCTAATTTCGTCTTATACTTAAACGCCATGAATTACTTTACAGCAGAATGATAGAAAATAGCCGCAGAATATTCGTCTAATAGAAATTCATCAGCTGTATCAGTAACTTCTTTCATTGGGTGAAGCTTTTCGATATTACCCAAATCTTTTACGCAAGCTTGTAAGGTAGCGGTCCATTCTTCTTTGTTAGAAGCAGCAACAACTTTCTTACATAGCTCGATTACGCTCGATTTTTGCTGGTCATTTAGTTTAGATACGCCAAACTTTTCAGCGGTGAATGTTTCGGAAGCCTTCATGAAGGAGTCAATCGCATAAATAGTAGATTGAATGTCAGATGTAGAGGCTTTTGACTTTGTTCCAAGCGGTCTGCCAGATGTACCGTTCTTTGGTTTAGCGGTTGGGACTCTAGAAACTTTATTAGCAGGTTTTCCAGCTGCAATTGGAGCGGCTGGTTCTGGAGCATTTGGATCTTCTGTCATTGGAACGCCGCCAACAAGAGGATTGTAGTGTCCATTCTTTCTGTCCTCTACAAGTTTGCTTTGTGCTGGGTTTAATTCTTCTGGAGAAGGCAGTTTGCCGTTAGCCATAGCTTCAATACCTTGTTCTGGAGTGATAATCGACAGTTCCATCAAGCGCGTAACTGTACGCATATATTGGATCTCGTCTTTGAGGTCGATTTCCTTGAATTTAGCTGTAGGATAAGCTTTAAAACCTAAATCTTTTGAGATGCGGATAATTTCTGGTTGGAGAATATCGTTCAAGAAGCAGTTGCGAGCTTCTTTCAAGCGCTCCATAAAGAAACCAATCTTCGCGGTCTGCCCATTGTACTTGTCGTCGCCAACAAGAACGTTCATCAAGCCTTCTTTAATATCTTGATTAAGAATTTTATATTTTTCTTCTCCAACAACTTTCTTTAAATCAGGAATAACGAATTCAGCTTTTGTTGTATGGTCAGAAACAAGAACTCTACCAACGCTTTCATTCATGAACAGCGATTGCATTGCCGCCATGTTCGCGGGGTTGATACCGCCTTCATCGGGAGGCGCGCCCATAGTGATAAGCAACAGTACATTCTCGACTGTGCGAGAAATAGCTTGGTCAATATGCTTCAATTCTAATTTCGCATTAACATCTTCCATAATTGGGAAGGTAAATGGAATTGCGAATGGCTCATAATCTTGTTTCTTATAAAAAGAGTAGAGCAAAAATTTTGGATCGAGCTTCATCTTCAATCCATCTCTGAAATATGCTTTATCCTTAACCTTCTTCTGCATATCAGGAGGAAGAGATTTGAATAATTCTCTATCAGCGTCGTCCTTTGGATTCTTGAGTCTTTCTAACTCATATTCTGAAAGAAGTTTTTCGTAAATCGCATCTGAAAACGAAGCAGAAACTTTAGCGACTATTTCATAAGGATTAATTAAGATGTAGCGTAGAGGAACTTTATTATTGACAACTCCATTTTCGCTCAAACCAGATAAAAGTTTAAAATCTTCTGCTTTAAATTTACCGTCGATACGATAATAGAAGATGTTTCCGCTGCGATAGTATTCGCGGAAGTATTGATCCTTTAATTTCCATAGTTTGATCTTCTCAAACCATTTAGTGAAGAACTCTCTGCTACGTGCTGTGCCGCCTTCAAGATAAACTTCTGTATTAGCGAACTCAGTAGCAATGTCGATAGTGTTTCTAACCAAAGCGACGTTTGCATAAGCCTTTTGGCAAAGAAGAATAGCGTCACGAATATCAACACCGTCTTTGGAGAATTGATAAGGAAGTAATCCTTGACTCAAAAGAGCGTAACGACGAATATTATGGTCTGTTCCGTTTCTTGGAGCCTTTGTGTTCTGCGCTGTATCTGTTGCGCCTTGAACTGGACGGCTATAAGATGCTTTGGCGACTTCTGTGAAGTAAGATTCACCTAAAAGCTTTGGTTCGTAGTTGTTATGAACAGGAAGCGGGCCGCTTTCTGGCTTTTTAAACTTGCTCCAATAGTCCGACTTCTTGTTATATGAACGCGACATATGATTATATAGTAAAAGTTACACTAAAAGTATCAAAAGTACTTTTATGACTTTCATTTTACCTCACGAAGAACGGAGTAAAAGTTTGCGCCTGTTGTTCTGGACAATCCATCATGTCAAAATAGATTTTCATCATCCAGTTGCCTAATACTAAGCAAGAGTATGAGTCTTTGCGTGTTTTTTCTGCTCCGCTTTGTCTTTTAAGCTCTGGCGGAAGGTCAAAACTCTGGTGACC